AACAACATGCAGGAGCAGGGCTATAGCTACCATGAATGGCTGACCAATATTGATGAGTTTACCAGAGATGAAAATGATGACTTTGACCATGTTGCCTGTGATGGTGAAGTAAGAAAAGTTGGTGAAGCATTCCCCTGTGGCCTTAACTACCCCCAAGAGGCTGGTGGTGAGCCTGGCAATGTGATCAATTGCAGGTGTATGACACTCCCCCTTACTCAGGAGCAGTATGATGAGCGAGAAGGTTAAGATACCCCTGAAGGGTGATGGTGCCTTAGTCATCAAAACCCTGGGCATCAGCACCAAGACAAATGATGAGACAGGCAACTTGCTGGTGCTGGCCTCTACTGATTCAGTGGACTCTGACAGAGATGTGATACACCAAGGGGAAACCGAAAAAGGCAAGGGCTGGAATCTGGAAAGATTCAACAAACACCCTGTCATGCTCTGGAGTCATGACCCCTTCATTCCCAGCCTGGGTGGGGGCAAAGCCTGGGTTGGAGAGAGTGAGCTGGGCAAGGGCCTGCACTTTGTGCCCAAGTTTGACTCTGGTGATGATTTTGCCATGCAGATTGAGGGCAAGGTGAGAAGGCTGGTTATACAAGAAACCAGTGTGGGCTTTACCTCTGACAACTATACCAGGCGGGAAGACAAGGAAGAAACTGGGTGGCCTGGGTATGACTTCTGGGATACTGAGCTACATGAGATCAGCTGGGTCAACAGGGGGGCCAATCCTGATGTAGATTTGGCAGTCAAGGGCATGGTCATGAGAAACCCTGCACTGCTGAAGCAAATTGAAGACTTTGATGACAGATTCTTGAGCATGGTGAAGGGTGAGCTGATTGACAGGTTTAATGAGCTTGCCAGCAGGATCAAGACCATTGAAGACTACCTGGCAGCCAGCAGGTCTGATCAGGTCAATGGCATTGTGAAAGACTTGGTTGACCAGTTTAACCGAGTTTTGAAATAAGGGCAGCAGGGCCATTAAGTTGAGCAACAGCTGCTAACAGGAGACCATTTCAGGGGATGAGGAAAGGAGAAAAAAACAACTGCCCTGAAAGGATTTAATATCATGTCTGATGAAAACAAAGACCTGAAGGCCCTGGCTGATGCAGCTGAGAAGCTGCTGCCCAAGGTCGAGCAGGTTTCCGAAGAGGCCAAAGAGGCCATCAAGACTGCTGAAGCCAATGCTGCTGCCCTGGCTGACCTGCAAAAGGCCAATGCTGCTGTTGAAGAGCAGCTGGGCATTCAAGGTGCCAAGGTGACTGAGCTGAAGCAGTTTCTTACCATCAACCATGGCAAGAGTGGTGAAGAGGACTTCAATGATCTTTTCGGCAAGTTTGTCAAGGGTTGCTGGGAACATGCCAGGTATGGCAAGGTCAATGAGGAAAACAAGATTGATGGGTATGAGTATGGGGCCAAGGCCCTTGACTCAATCACAGATGCCAGTGCTGGCTACTTGGTGCCTGAAATTATGGCCCCTACCCTGTACGCTGCCAAAGACATCTATGGCACCCTGACACCCTTGATGGCCAAGATGACCGTGCCTGCTGGTCAGACTGCTCTGATCAACAGAGAGAACGCCAAGCCTGTTGCTGCCTATCGTGTAGCTGGGCAAAACCAGAACATTCCCACCACTGGCCCCACCTATGCTCAGGATACCGTGACGCCGATGCTGATCGGGTCTCTGATTACTGTGTCTAATGAGCTGCTTGAGGCCAGGGGTGTCAATTACACTGCCACTGTTGCCCCTCAGATGCTCAGGGCCATTGTGGTGGCTGAGGAAGATTCCTACCTGATTGGTCAGGAAGCTGCTACCCAAACCTCACCCAGTGACGGCATCTTGATTGAGGCTGGCACTGATGCTGGGGCCTCTGTGATCGGTGGCAATGACCTGACTGACTGGTTGGCCTTCATTGCTGAAGCTGCAGCTGGCAATCAGCACCTGTACAGGCCTACCGAAACTGTGATCGTGACCACCCCCAACAGGGTCTACAGCCTGGCTGCAAGTGCTGTAGGAACCAACGTGGGCCAGGCTCTGGCCTGGGCTGATCCCGTCAATGGTGTCCCTGGCCGTATTCTGGGTTTCCCCTTCTTGGGGCATCCTGGGGCCAATGATGGCAGCAAAGACTGGGCTTGCATGTTCAATCCCATGCACTTCCTGATTGCCAATTCTGGCAAGATGGCTGTGGATGTCAACCCTCTGGGCTCTGGTTTCAAGACCAACAGCTCTGACATCAGGGTATTTACTCATACTGATTTCAGTATGAATAACCCTGCATGGTACTTTAAGAATAGCTGGGCCTAGGCAGCAAAGGGATTTCCCTAGACTAGCTATAGGGCAGGGGTCTGGGCTAACACACCCAGCCCCTGCCTTAGAAAGGCAGAACAATGGCAAAGAAAAAGGCTGTTAAAAAGGCCATCAGAAAAAAGCCAGTCACCCCAAAGAGCAAGTATTTCCTGCTCAAGGGCTATGTGCCCACCACCAAGGGCAGGATACTTAACCCAGGGGACAGCTTTACACCTGATGAGCTTGCACCTGACAGGCTGAAAGAGCTGCAAGAAAAAGGCCTTATCAGGTCTACCCTGACCACTGAGGAAAAAGGCATTATTACAAAGTGAGGCCTGAGCCATGGCAGAGGTTTTGACAAGTGACCCCATTATGACCCTGAAGCAGGCAGATGACTGGGGTGATTTTACCAATCAAGACAAAGCCACCAGGCTGATCAACATTGTCTCTGCAAAATTCCTGGCCTTCACCCAGAGAAGCAGAATCACTGAAGGCAGTGTTGATGAGTATGTATATGCCTATGATGGCAATGCTGCTTTTGCACTTGCCAGGCCTATTGCCTCAGATTTAGTCACGGTGATTGAGCATACCATAGCAGGAGATACCACCACCTACACTGAGACTGATGGTGAGCTGAGAGTTGATAGGGCCAGAGGCAGGATCTACAAGGTGGGTGGCACCTGGGCTGTGGGTCTGGGGTTCCCTTCACTACAGCTGCAATATGTGGGTGGATGGGCGGCCACTCCTGCTGATGTTTTGGAGGGTGCCCTAGCCCAGATGAAAGTTGAACAGCAAAGATTTAAGGGCAGTGTGGGCCATGATGCCATCACCACAGCAGGTGAGACTGTTTCCATTGACAGAGCCAGTGTGGTTAAAGAAGCTGCCCAGGCTTGGCAACCCTATAAGGTGTATGCAACCTGATGCTTTACTATGAGCTAAATTATGATGATGTGAAGGACATGCAAGATGGCTCTATGTCAAAAAGGGTCAACCTTGCCATTGCTGCTGGGGTCAGTGAAGGCCTGCTGATGCTGGAGAGAAGGCACAAGATCAAGCACTTCATCAGAGGCAATGCAGCAAGCAGCAAGACCCACCCCAGCAAGATAACCTGGCGTACAGGTGGCCTGGCCAAGTCTTTTGATAGATACCACAAAAAGGGTGACCATTTTGGGTGGTATGGGTCACCACTGAAGAGGGCAGCACTGCTTGAGTATGGGGGCACTGTCAAAGCAGCCCCTGGCAAGGCCCTGGCTATCCCTACAGATGCAGCCAGAGTGGGTGTAGGTGGCTCTATCAGCCCCAGAAACTTCCCGCCAGGTGAGCTTTTCAGGCCTAAGGGCAAGAGCTTTCTGGCCAAAAATGTCAATGGCAAGCTGGTGGTAATGTTCAATCTGGTCAGGTCAGTAACAATCCCCAAGAGGCCTATTTTGGAAAAGGCCACCAAGGAAATTGAAAACCCCTTCTTTGCCATGATGGAAAAGAAGATAGCAAAGGCAATGGACAAGAAATAATGGCAGACTTTGCAAGGCAGGCAATAGTTGATCAGGTGGTGCTGGTGCTTGAGTCCATCAATGCCCTCATTGGCTACAATACACAGCCTTTTGTTACCCAAGACCCCAGAGAGATTGTAGGCAGAGAAGAAGAGTTTATGCTGCTGGTGATGCCCAGCAATGAGACTGTGGTTGAAGTTGGGATCGGTGGCTGTCATGAGATGGAGCTTGAGATTGATATTTATGGGTACTGTCAGACAAAGGAAGAAAACCCAGTTACCAGGCTCAATATGCTGCTGCAAGATGTGCGGAATGTTTTGCACCAGGGAGCAGCCACCATTTCAGATGTTACAGAGAGAGGCTTGGCCTTCCGCTTTGGTGATCTCTTGACAGATGAGGGCATGCTGGCTCAAAGCAGTGCAGCTGGCTTCATTCAAACAGCCCATTTTGTATACAAAAATGGGTCAACTTGGTAGAAAGGAAGTGACTTGAAATGGGAGCAGGAAACGGTAATTTAGGGGGCACAGCTATAGTGGAGGAATCCGTCTATGGCACCACCCCAGGTAGCCCTAGTTGGGTATGGCAGCACCCTGTGCCATGCTCAATAGGCCCCAGAAGGCCTCTGATTCAGCCCAACCTACTCTCGTTAGCTGCCAACTCAGCCAGAGGGTATCAGGGGCTGTATGTTGATGGTGATTACACTGTGGGCCTTGAGCTTGATGATGACATCATTGGCCTTCTTTTGGGCCTTGGTGGTGCCTTTACTGATGCCACCACCCCAAATGAAGACTATTACACAATGGGTGATGGCAGCTCACCTGATGTCAACAGCATCTCAATCTTGGAGAGTTTCGGTGGTGGTGGGGCAACCTCATCCAATAACCATGAGTACATACACAAAGGGATTAAAGCCAATGAGCTGAGATTTGACTTTAACCCTGATGGGGTATCTACTCTTACCGTGGTGACCATTGGCCAGAGTACCACAAAGACCACCATAGGCAGTGCCCAGACACCCAACCCCCCTGCCGAGTCTGGGGTATTCATGCCTTCAGACCTGGGCACAGTGACCATAGGCGGCAACACCATCTGCCTTTACAGTGGCTCTGTGTCTGTGCTGTTGCCCAAGACAGGCTTTGATAGAAGGTGCATGGGTGGTGTGATGAAAGAGCCCATCACTGCTGCCAGGCCTGATGTCACTTTCAGCCTTGCCTGTGACCTTGATGACAGCACCGACAATGACACCATTGATGCTCTGCAGACTTTTGTGACTGGTGCAGGCACTTTGGGTGACATCTCTATTGGTGGTGCAGGCTCAGGGCTGCTGCTCAGCAGCTGCTTCATTGATGGTGAGTTTCCT